CAATCAAAACATGAAACTACTAAATAAGTTTTTCAGCAAAAAACAAGAAAAAAAGAGCGCCTCACCTTTAGATACAGCATGGGATTTTGGCAATTTATATGATTACTATTCCAATTCACAAAACTATCTCATAACCAAGGTTTTGGCAGTAAGTTATTATAGCAAATGCTCCCCGCTTTATAATGCTATTGATATGATAGCTACGGCAATATCAGCAATGCCGCCAAAGATTTATGATAAAGAACAAGAAATTTGGGTTAAAAAACACCCACTCCTTGATTTGTTAAAGCTTCCAAATGCTGATATTTCCTGGGAAGAATTCATTTACGCTATGGTTAGTTTTTTTTTGGTCACAGGAGATGCGTATTGTGTGGCTTCTGGCAAGCCTGGAGCCCCACCCAAAGAATTGTATTGTTATCCTTCACAAGCAGTTAGTCTTATTCCCGGGTCAGATGGTTTTGTGCAAACCATGATGACCACGTTGTATTGGGGCACGTACACTTATAATCGCAATGAAGTGAATAATAGATTTCGATATTATAACCCTGCTAAAACTTCTGAAATATGGCATATTAAGCATTACAACCCTACCACCATACAAGGCAACATCTACGGCATGTCGCCGTTAAATCCTATTTATTACGAGATCAACCAACACCAAAGTGCTAACAGGCATAATCTATCAGTGCTAGAACGTGGCGCCACTACTAGCGGTATTTTAACGCTTGATCCACCGGTTGATGATGATATTGCTGCGAAGATACAAGAACAGATAGAGAGAGCACATAGCGGCTCTAGCAATGCAGGGAGGGTGATGTTTTTAAATGGAGGCTTTAAATACGATAATCAATCAATGAGCAATAAGGACATGGATTTCTTGGAGCTTAAAAAGGAGGTTGCTAATGCCATTTACAAAAATCTCAAGATACCATTGGCTTTGGTAAATACCGAAACCATGACTCTTGATAACGTTACGCGCTCTATGCTTATGTTTTATGATAACGCCGTATTGCCTATCGCTAATAGAATTTTTAATGAGCTTTCGAACTTTCTTTTGCCTCGTTATGGGAATAATGATAATTTGATTTTGACTTACGATGAGGGAGATATTATTGCGCTCGAACCAAGACGGAACGAGCAACTGAAGGTGCTTAAAGATATGGGAATATTCACCATTAATCAATTACGCGCTAAGGTTGGGGCTGATCCGCTAGTTGGAGGTAATGCTATCTATGGTCAATCTTCGCAGATTCCTATGGCTACCGATCCAGACGACGAAAGTATATTGCCTAATTATGATGATCTGCCGGCGTTAGATAATGTTGGTGGAAATGATGAAAAACTAGGATCTAGTAATAAAACATCTAGGGCTAGATTTGTTAGCGTATTACAAGCCAAAGTCGACGCTGATGGTAATAGGGTTTTCACGGACGAAGAAATAAACAAGATAGCAGATAAGCGTAAGCTTACATAAGCGTATGGCAAATGATGCAAAAGATAGTCATAATGTCACCAAAAAGGACAAGCACTTAGCTGCTGCGTCAATGCTTGCTTTTAAGTTAGCGCAAGAACAAAAGTTAAAAAAAACCCTCAAACCTCACTTTAAGCAGGTAGGAGCGCAAGTTAAAAAAGCATACTCCAACACTGGGAAGCTACCTAGTTTTAATAAGCACAGGGAGGCCGTAAAAGGCATAATAAACGACCATTATATTGACACCGCAACGCAGACCTCAACCAACCTTCGCGATGGATTTAAGCCCGTTAAAAACGATTACAAGCTTGATGCGATAATCGCCGACGATATTGAAAACGATGCGGATGAAAGAAGCGACTTTGCAGCTGATTCGATAGCAGATACTACTAGCAATAACTTTTCCGACTACATCAAAGAAGCAATAGTAGGTGCAGCTCTGACAGGGATTGTATTGTCTCATAGCGATATAGCCGAGAATATCTCTAATAAATTTGAGGAAACAAGCGAAGGAAGACTTGATTTGATTTCAGCTATGGAAACAGGGATTGCGGCTGATGATGGAAAATCGAGCGAAATAGACGCGCTACAAGATACGGATGCGGAGTTTGAGGACGGAACAACAATAGCTGATTATAAAATGACTAAAACGTGGATTGCAATATTAGACGAGCATACAAGACCAGCTCATGCGGACGCCGACGGGCAAGAAGTGAATTATGATGAGCCTTTTGTTGTGGATGGCGAGGAGTTAATGGAACCCAGAGATGATGATTTAGGCGCCAGCGATGAAAACATCATGAATTGTAGGTGCGAATCAGTGGAGAGCTTGGAATAATAAACAAATATTAAGCATAAGATTTCCAAATGCTTTCTTTGCTCATAAGTAATTTATTGGTTCTATCCAGTTCTGCTTTTAAGTTTTCAATATTGGTTAGCATCATTTGAACTTTTTCCAATATCTCTTTTGAGGATTTTGAGTTCATAAGTTTTAAACTGTTTTCAGCATCATCTACATTATGGATACTTTTTCCAATAGAATTTTCTTTCCAATATTCCTTCCAAAAAGCAATATCTTTCATTTGTTTATTTTCTCTCTTTTATGAATGTAAATACATTAGTCAAATTATCTCTCACGTTGTCCTGTTCTGCTTCTATCCTCTGATTTTTGAATCATTTCATTAATTTTCCTTGCTATAACAAGCAATGCTTCATTTGAGTTTTTGCAAAAATCTCCTGTTGCTTCATTGAACACATCAAATGAATAAGATGTGCGCTGTATTATTTCCAAGGATTTGATTTTGTCGGTCATTCGCTCACCTTTTCTCTGTACCCATAATGAATTGCGTTGATGTCATAATAAATTTTATTTAATTCAAGTTGATATACTGCGCAATCCTCTAGTTTTAACTTTGTTTTGGCTTCTCTTGCCTTTTCTTCTGAGAAAAATATTCTATAAGTACCAAATTCGTCGCATAAAACGTAATAATATTTTTTCATTTGCTCCCCATCATAATGCGTATTGATCTATTTTGATTTTGGTTATTGCGGAAGGATAACATCTTGAGGTATACCCATTAGTCAAACGGGGAGAAAAGTAACAATTGGTATAAGATGAGATGAAAATAAACGCGAATATTGATGCTAATAATGAGATTGTAATTATAATTTTCATTTTTTAACTTTCAACCAATGTTTGATTGCCTCAAAAAAACCCCATGATCTTAAATTCATGGTAACTATATCTTTGTAACTTATAGATTCCATTTGATTGTATAATTTAACTATCTCTTTTTGTAAATTTTCAATATGTTGCTCGTGATCCGTAGGTTGATATTTATTTGATTTATATGCGAAAGCTAATGGTTCTTTTCTTGGGGATGGATTAACAGATTGATCTTTTTCTTTTTCAGACAACAACAATTTGTCTTGCGTTACTTCTATTTGATCGCAAATATCAAATAAAATGCGCGATAATTCCGTAAAATTAAGATTAGGTGTTTCGTAGAATTTATTATTGCAAAACCGGTGCAAATCGTGTTTTACATCTTTAATCGTGGTCATTTGGAAGTTCCCATATAGAAATTATATCTTCATTATAAAAAACTCCTTCAAAAACATTTTCTTCATCATTTTCATCTTTGTAATCCAAAACTAAAATATCTCCTGGGAGGGCAGGGAAGAGAGATTGCCCTGCGAAATAACCTGATTTTGTTTTAATCAAATACCATTTCTGTTCCTCAGTGTCTTCAAAATTAACTTTCTTTAAAAACAAGCTCGATAAATGATATGATATAAGTCCAGATCTTAACAAAGCATTTTCTGCCTCGAAAAAAGATATTTTTTCTTTTAATTCTAAGTTCTCCACGCTCTTTTTTTCTGCAATTTCAAGAATCTCTTTGTACTGCAATGGGTCATCCATGATAATTGAGCAACCTTTTCGCCCAGTTGTTTTGTCAGGTTGTTCTTGCTCTTCTTTAACTAATTTTTCTTTTCAAGCTTTCTTAAACGCTCTCTATGTATATCAATGCTCTCTTGAAGTTTATTGAATCGTCTATTCATGTCGGAGTGCTCATATGCGTTTTCCACGTTTCTATTTCCTAGTTCTGAAATGTCCATTTGCGAATATTCATGTGCTATGATCAGTTTATCAACAGTATCGCAGATTTTTTTTAAGCAAGTTAATTCTTCCTCGCAGCCGTCAACAAGAATTATGTCAACATAATCATTTGGATGAATAGCTGCTTTAAATATTTTAGCGTTAAGCTTTTCAATCTTATTTTTCATTTAGTAACTCCTCAAGTTCTTGTTTGGTCAGATTTAAGTGCTTAATAAGTTCTTTTCTTTTCAAGGGTATTTCTATTACAAGAAAAGGTTTTTCTTCTGAGATAGGGGAAGAAAATGATATGTCTCCCGACACTGATTTAACCACTTCTCCGCCTATTTGTATTTCTGTTTTATTACTATAATTCATATTATTTGTCCTCGTTATTAAAAGAAAGCTTACAGTTAACTTTTATTGTATCCACAGACATTCGTCTTAATTTTATTTATACTATTTAAGGGTAGTCTCTCAGGAGGATTACTAAGTTTATTGCTTGGCATTGTTTTTCTCCGCGCATTTACCCGGTTATTTCATTTGTTTTAGTATTTTTTAAATTGGATAGTTCTATTTTTCTTATTCTGTTTGATAAGAATATATCATGCGTTTTTTGAATTAAACGAGGCATTATTTCTTGCTCTCCATCCAGTTCACCACCTCTTGATAATCCCAAGCAGCCACTTTCTCAGCTAGTTTGCGACGCTTGGGGAATTTACCCTGTAGTTCTAGGCGTCTAATTGTAGTTATACTAAGGGTGGTTAGGCGCTTAACTTCACCTATGCGGATGAAGCGGGTTTTCTCATTGGTCATTTGTTGTTTTCCATATTTTTGTTTTTTGTTTCTAAAGAATGATTTAAGGGATTTATGATTTTTTGCATTAATCTTGCTCTTAAGTCGCTATCACTTTCTGTCTTCCTCGATAATCCATAATAACAAGCCCAGTTATCAAGGTATTTTCCTGTTGCGCAAAGTGGAGACGTATGTTTTTGCTTATTGGCAGGCAAAGAAATAATAAACGATAAAATTTTACGATATAAACTGGTCATATGTTTTTTCTCATTAGTTTGCATAAAATTGAATTTTATTCATACCTTCATTTAACAGCATTTCCCGTCAAAAGTCAATCAATAAAAACCAGCATAAACTAATAAAGCCATATATAAACTAATATAAACTAAAAATATAATAATGCAAAATATATTGTTTTTATAAGTTAAAATGCTTTCATTTGATTAATAAGTGTTCTAAAATGATGACATTAATTTAATTAACCGTTAGGGCTAATCTATGTCTGAAAAGAGCGAACAGATCGCGAAGAAGAGCGAGAATAAGATTGAATATAAAACATTTTCATTTGAAATTTGCGAAACTAAAAGTGTTTTATCTAACGGCAATCCTTTCGGTGTTATCAAAGGTTACGCATCTACTTACGGGAATGTAGATAGGGTAGGTGATGTAATCCTTGCTGGGGCATTCGATAAATCGATACAGGATTACAAAAACAAGAATAGACAAGTTAAAGTTTATTACCAACACAACACATCAGAACTACCCATTGGTGGCATTAGACCGGAAAATATTGAGAGTGATCAAAAGGGATTGTTTGTGACTATGGACGTTAACACTAAGGTACAGCGCGGCAGTGAAGTTTATGAGTTAGCCAAACAAGGCGTATTGAGTGATATGTCAATAGGATTTTCAACCAATGATTACGACTATCAATCAGACGGGGTTAGATGCTTAAAAGACCTGGGGTTGTGGGAAACCTCTATTGTGGGAGAGCCTGCTAATAGCAGCGCGCAAATAACAGAAGTAAAAGGCGTTAGAAAGCATAAATTTTACAGCGTTACAGATTTACAAAACATCATTACTAAAAAAGATTACGAAAACATCCTGAGAGAGTCAGGCGCGTTTTCAAAAGAGGCGGCTACTTTCTTAGCAGCAAGATTCGTCGAAAAAGCTCGGAGTGAGTCCGAAAGTATCGACAACAAACATAACGGCTTAACTCATTTAACAGAGTTAACGCAACTATTAAACCAATTATAGAGGTATTAAAAATGTCAGAAGTTAAAACACACGAAGAAGTAGGCAAAGTTGTTGAGGAATTACGAGCCCTCGTAGAAACAAAGTCTAAAGATAGCGCAGAATACAAAGAAAAATTCGAAAAATTGTCTGGTGATTTTGCCGCGGCCGAAGTCAAACAAAATGAATTAGCGACTAAACTTGTCGCTCAGCAAAACGCCGAGAAAGAATTGGGCAAAAAGATCGAAGAAATGGAAACCAAATTTTATCGTCCAAATGGTAATGGCACCGTTGTAAAGTCGGATGGTTACAAGTCTTTCATGGACGCAATTATGACTCAAGATAAATTACAGGCATCACTTAAGTTTGCTGAGGCTAATGACATGATTAAAGCTGGTTTTATGGCTAATGATGCAGAACGTAAATATTACCGCACTGATAGTAATGTAGACGGTGGTTTTTTATGCCCACCTGAATGGGACAGCATGATTGCTAAGAAAATCGTTGAAGTTAGCCCAATGCGTCAACTATGTCGCGTTACTACTATTGGTAGTAAGTCTATCAATATCCCAGTACGTAATTCTTTGGGAACAGCTTATTTTGAAGGCGAAGCACAAGCAAGCGTAGAAAGTAACTCCAAATACGGTAATATCGAGATTTTCACTAACGCATTGACCGCCGAACATCACATAACATATGAAATGCTAAATAATGGTTATTATGACATGGAGGCCGAAATTACTAGCGATACTGCTTTACAATATGCTAGAGCAGAAGGTTTGGCCGTATTGCAAGGAACTGGCGTTAAATCTCCTCATGGCTTAATGCTTAATAGCGACGTAGGTATAACTTATACCGGAGATGCCACAGGTATTACTTTCAACTCTATTAAAAAGTTGGTTGGAGAATTGAAAGTCGGATATAACCCTACGTTTATTTTGAATCGTCGCACAATTGCTTACTTATCTACCCTTAAAAACACTATTGGACAATATTTGTGGCAAGAAGGTTCGGTGGGCGAAGGAGTTCCGTCAAAATTATGTGGTCTCCCATATGTTAGCGTAATCGATATGGACGATATTGGGGCTAATAAATTTCCTGTAGCTCTTGGAGATTTCAAAGAAGCCTATAGAATCGTTGACCGTTTTGGCATGTATTTAATCCGCGATGAAGTTACAGCTGCAAGTGGGAGAATAATTAAGTTCTTCTTCCATAAATATATGGGCGGCAATGTCGTTAAAGCAGAAGCAATCAAAAAATTGCAATGTCACGCTTAATATAGATAACAGGAAAACATCCCCACCTGAAAAATGGTGGGGTTTGATTTAATTTAAAATAATAGAGGTAATTAAAAATGGCACAAATAGATTTACACACACTTTTAGCCCCACAACAATCAATTGCTCCTCAAAATGTAACGAGTGACACTACTATCCATGGTGTAATTAATGATACTAATGGATTTGAGGGCTTAGAATATGTTATCCACGCTGACACCCTATCTGCTGGTACATTTACTCCAATGCTTCAGCATGGCGATGACGCTCTTTTGGCTGATGCCGAGGCGGTACCCACAGATTTTATTTTGGGGTCAATAGCTGATGCTATTCTGGTCGCTCCGCAAAATGGGGTATTTAAAAAAATTGGATATAACGGTAAAAAGCGTTATGTCAAATTAAGCATAGTTACTACTGGCGGAGCAACTGGCGAATTATATGCTGCTGCTATATTAGGTAGACCAGTAAGCGTTGGAGTTGATTCTTTAACTTAAGGTAATACTATTTTATGAAGATTAAATGCTTAACATATTTTGTGGAAAAAATAGAAGGCAACATGGCATCATTTCATATTAATCAAATTACTGATTTAAGCGATGAAGATGCTTTGAAATTAATTGATTTGGGTTTGGCTGAAGAAATATCCAAGCCCAAAGATGCAAAAATCTTCGATGCTGAACACAAAATGCTTGAAATATCGTATAAGCAAAAGCAACGTGGTCGTCCTAAAAAAGAGACATAAACATGAGCGTAACTGTTACATTTAATATCAAAGACATTATAACTGGCGATCATTTGTGTTCTATAGTTTTTAATCCAGCGAATGGCGACGCTTCATCGTTGGAAAATAGCCCATTTACACACAGTTATGCGACTGGGACTTTTTATCCAACGGTGGAAGTTGCTGGTTATAGAGGTAAGGTTGAGAGTATAACAGTTGCGGCAGACCCTATAGAGGCAAATATAAATATGGCTGAATTATTGGACGTTACTAAGTCTATGTATAGTAATGTTTATATAGATCAGCCTGTTTATTCCGCTAATAACGTTTTGATATCCAGCAGGATTAGAATTTATTCAGATTCTGCAAGCGTTGGCACCGATCAAAACGTATTAGAAACTTACTTGATGACGTCTACCGAAGTTCTTGGGAAAGTCACCACTTATAAAACGGTGAAGCTATGAATCCATTGTCTTTAATGACTGGTGGGGTTCAATCTAACGCTGTGGTTGTGCTTGTGGTTTATCCGTTAATTGCGGAAGTTAAAGCGGTAGCTGCGCAATGAAAATCAAAGCTGCAAACTCTATTAATTTGTTGTTTACGGTGCAAGACACTAATGGTTCACTCATTAGTAATTTAGCCGAGGCAACCGCCATTAAGTTTATGGTTAAAGTTAATGAAACAGACGCTGATACGGCGGCTAAAATCTCTAAGAGCTTGGGTAATGGCGTAACAGTTAATGAGCCTGCCACGGGGAATATAAGGGTGGCGTTAACCGCTTTAAATACGACTTTATTGGCGGGAATTTATTATATGGCTTTACAGATTGAATGGGGCGCTGTAGTGCAAGAGGTGGTTATAAAAGAAACGTTTGATATGGTGGTTGAGACCAACACAATAAACATAGTGCAGGACATAATACGATGAGCTTGGGCTTCACATCCAACTATAATCAAACGATGTATAAAGCAAGGGCTTATACATATTTGCCTATTTTGGCTAGGACTGTACGTCCAATAGATGTGGCTGATTTGAAATCGCACTTGAAAATAGATTTTATGGACGAATGCCAAGAAAATTATATTAATTTACTCATTGATGCAGCGGTTGATGCGGCCGAAAGATTTACAAATAGAAGTTTTATTAATCAGAAGTGGAGAACGTTCAGAGATTCACCGCTAGAATTTTTTGAATTAAAGCGCGGCACTAATGCTGTGGTTAATTCTTTCAAGTATATGAATTTTGACAATGTATTGGTTGACGTTCCCATGGAATGCTATTACGTAAAAGTAAGCGATCCATACAGTAAAATTATTATCAAGAATGACCAGCAGTTTCCGGACGATGTAATTGATCAGCAAAATTGCATACAAATTGAATTTACTGCAGGTTACGGAGAAACAAAAAACAGTGTTCCTGCAGCGTTAAGATTGTTATTGTGTCAGCATGTTAGCTGGTTATTTGAGAACAAAGGTAATTGTCCAGTTGATGAAATACCGTCTATGGTTAAGGATGGCTATTTTAAACACTTTAAAGTGGTGTCTCTAAATGCCGCAACTTATTTATAAGCATAGAAAGTACGTAATGCCTAATATTGGGGACATGACCCATCGTGTGGCGATTTATGATAGATCGATAAAGGCACCAACGGATGATACTGGTAATTATAGTTTAGACTTTAAGAAAAAAATTGTTGTGTGGGCGTCGATTGAAACAGTTGTCGGGGTAGTTATTTTCGACTCCGTAAACATGGACAAGACGATAACTCACAAGTTGTTGATTAGATATTTACCATTTGTAACGCAAGAATACTGGGTTTCATATAAAAATAATTATTACGACATAGTAAAAGTGGAAGATTTAAACGAGGAAAAAAGATTTCAGATTTTGCATTGTAATTTAAGGGGTTCTCAGTTAATGCCAGCTAATGAGGCATAAAATATGTTTTCATTAACACCAAAAGCTAATGTTGCACATATAGTGTTAAATATAAAAAATTTGGCTAATGTTGAAAAACAGGCGGTAAGAAAAACATTTTACGAGATCGGGAAAACCTTAGTTAAGGATGCTAAGGACGAGATAAATAAACAGCCAAAGAGTGGCAGGCAATATAAAAAGTATTCTGGAGCAAGTGGAAGGCTTAAAAAGCCTAAATATTATACAGCTTCTGCCCCTGGTGAGGCTCCAGCGGTTGTAACGGGAAAACTAAGAAAGAGTATAAATTTTACAGTTAGCGGTGGTGATCAAATGTCGTTCGGAATTGATTTATCAAGAGCTGATGCAAGTTATGCAAAATATTTGGAATATGGCGATTTAGGCTCAATGACTGGTCAAGGATCAAAAAATATTAAACCCAGACCCTTTTTGAGTGCAGCATACAAAAAGAATCAAATGGACATTCAGCGTAAATTTGAGAATGCGATTAATCAGGCGATTAAAAAATGAAAGCAACTGATGTAATTAACAGATTACGGCAAGTAATACCAAGACACACAAGTTTGTTTTGTGATGAACTTAATGTTACTTCTTTGACTTGCGTTAATGGAGTGGTTACATGTGTTTGCGCTACTAAACATAATTTGAAAATTGGTGTAGATGTTTTTATAAGTGGGGCTTTAACTCCAATAACGATTGAGTCAATTAATAGAGACGGTAACTTAGCTCTTGCTACGACCATGAGCAACCATGACTTAACATTGGGTTGGCAGGAGACCATTACGTTAAATGGCGCCGTGCAAAACGCATATAACGGGGCGCACAAATTAAAAGGTGTGCCAAATAGACGTAGCTTTATTTTCGAGGTTTCCGGCAATCCAATTACGCCAGCTACCGGCGATATAAAAATGATTGAAGATATAACTCATGGCTATAACGGATTGCATATAGTCGATTCAATCATTGATGATTATAGTTTTACTTTTAAGATTAAAAGCGCGCCAGAAAGCCCAGCGCTAGGAAGCGTAAAGTTGCGCAAAGAAATTTCCATCACTGGTGATGTAACGATGGAAAGGTTTTTTGATTCATACTCTAAGCAAAATCCTAATAAGTTTTACATGGTAGTGATTATGGGTGGCGCTAGCGCAAGCAAAGATAGGTTCACAATGTCTGATGCTATTTCAACAAGCACAGCAGCCGTAAATGATTCGAGAATTCGGGTTATAGACCCATTTAGTATTTTTGTGGTTGCTCCAGCATCGGAATATTTAACAGCGATGACTATTAGGGATGGGATGGAGGCTGTATTTAGCGCAATAAATAAAAGTATTTTATTTTACAAGTTTCCGAGCGATTCTTCTATGCAGTCTGTTACGGGAGTAGCTTTTGAATCTCATAGTATGTATGCATACGATGTAGCGCGTTATGTGCACGAATTTAGATATCAATCGGTTTACGATTTGTCTAAAGATGATGGCGCCTATGACGATGAGAGCGTGGCATTTAGAGACATAGATTTGCATTTCAATAGTTATTTGAATTCTAAAAATAATGAATTGATGCACACATTAGTAGATTTAGACGAACAACCTTTACCTTAAAAAAGAGGCATATTATGACAATTAGAGTTCCAGATATATCAATCAGTTTATTGCCAGCTACTCATCGCGCGCAAAACGAACAACAAAAATTATTATTTATTGGGCAAATGCTGTCCACAGGAAGCGCAACATCAGGGTTGTTATATGAGAAAATAGGAAATGCTAACGAACAAGATTCATTGTTCGGCAAAAATTCCATGCTTGCAACAATGATTAGAGCCGCCAAGTATCATAATAAAATTTCCAGATTTGATGCTATACCGCTTGATGATGCAGAAGCTAGTGTTAAAGCCGCTGGGAGCATTGTGTTTTCTGGTACACCAACGGCTACAGGAACAATTGTTGTTACAATAGGCTCAAAAGGTAATTTGCCAAAATTAAACCATGTTTATGAAATAGGTGTAACTTCTGCCTCAACCGCTACGACAATTGGAAATGCTTTAGTCTCAGCAATAACAGCTGATGCAACATCTCCAGTTACCGCAGTAAACACTACTGGTTCGGTGGCGATAACATCTGTGCATGGTGGGACATGGGGAGACAGCATTGGTATTTCAATATCTGGTGAAATTACTGGGTTAACTTATGTATTAACCGGAATGGCTGGTGGTGTAACTAACCCAATATTAACAACCTTGTTTGATGTAGTAGGAGACACTAGATATCAAACAATAGTGTTTCCTTCGTACGCTAAAGAAATCGTTAAAACATTTCTTGATTCAAGATTTAACGTAAATAAAAAGATACTTGACGGCGTTGGTGTTTGTTGCATCGTTGATTCTGCGGCTAATATCGAATCAGATGTTGATGCCGATAACTCACAATGCTTAGCTGTAATTTCTGAAAAGAAAATAAATACTCCTTCATCTTTTTATGTTGCCCCTGGAATATTTGAGATTGACACTATCGTTGCCGCGCAATTTGCAGCAATTCGCGCACTACGTTTAACTGATGGCGCTAATATATCTCAATATGTGTCTGCTACTTATGGCTCAAAAGACGCTTTTGGTGGAATGCATATTGCAAGTTTGCCGTATTTCAATACTGTAATTCCAACTTTACCGCTAGAAGAGACTGGTAAAAACTTTACCGATGATGAATTATCAGACTTAACCACCGCTGGCGCAACTGTCCTTGGCAATAACATTGCTAACACTCAAATAGTGTTGGGCACAACTCTTACCACTTATAAAACAGACCACGCAGGAGATGAGGACGTAAGCTTTAAGTATCTGGAATACGTAGATACCGAGGTTACTTGCCGTGAATATTTTTATGTGAATCTAAGAGCAAGATTTGACCAAAGCCGTTTAACTTCTGGGGATGTCAAGCCAGGATACAGCATGGCCAACGAACAAATAATAGCGGCGTTCTTAACTGGATTATATGTTGACCTTAGTAATGTTGCTTTAGTGCGCATTGGTAAAGACCCACAGACTGGGATTGATTGGTTAACATACTTTAAAAACAATTTGGTGGTCGAGCTCGACTTAGAGCAAGGTTTAGCAAGTGTTAGCATGTTGTTGCCAATTGTAACGCAATTGCGCGCTATAAGAATGACAATGCAAGTTTCGTTTTCCGCAAACAATTAATATATTTCGAGGGTTTAAAAAATGGCTATACAACAAAGTTTGTCAACACCTACACTAATGGTTAATAACGTTGTCATTGGTTATGTGGCTGGAACGCTTACATTCACAGAAGGAACGCCAGAAAAAAAAGTTAGAACACAAACTGGTGGTGGAGGTTCCATAGAACGCGTTTCATCTATTGACGTTACTACGCAATTTTCAGACGTTAAATTTCAGCTATTAGATACAGCTTATAACATCGAAATGGCTTTATCATGGACTAAAAATGACTTTGACAATGCATTAAGCATAACGGACAAGGGTTTTACTAGGTACGGATCAAATGCTGGAATAACTAACAAATATGAAGTTACAACTGGTGTTGACGGAAAAATTGACATTGAATTTCAGTGTGATTCGCTAAGCTAATAACTAAGTTAATAAATTTATTTATCCAACATAAACAAGGGGCTTAAAATGCTAAAGAAAGAGTTTGATTTTATACTGCAAGATCAATTAATTTATTCTAGCGAAAACAAAGCTGGAATCACTGCTAAACGATTGTTATTGCGTGCGCCTAATACCCGCTTACTATCTTTAGCAAGCAAATTAAGCTCCATTGTGATGGCTGCATTCATAAAAATTAACAATGAAAAGAAACCTGAAGCCGAAGAAGAAAAAAAAGCCAGACTAGAAAAGGAAAAAAAAGAAGCCAAAGAAGGCAAGAAAGAAAGTGATGCGCAAGATGGACAAAGCTTTTTCATGCTAATTTCGGGGGCTTGTAGCCAAGAGCAAATTGATATTTTCGTGGATAAATTTCAAGAATTAATATTGTCAGATGGAATTTGTTTGATTGATGGCAAAGAACCATTGACCTCAAGTTTGTTTGAAATGTTGGATTCTCGCGAAGCTTCACGTCTGATAGGAGATTACGTGACAAATTTTTTGTTACCGTCCGATACGATCTCCTCAGCGAAGAAGAAATAAATTTTACGTTTGACAATTTAATGGTTTTTTATAAAGGCGGCGTGCAGCATAATCAAAAAGAAACAATGCCTATTCCCGAAATATTAAACCTTAAAAATAGTGCAGAAAAAATAAATAAAGCATTAAACAAACAGCATAACAAAACCTCTAAAAAATGAGCAATTACGACATAGCATATATTTTCAAGGCAATCGACCAATTTTCGCCAGCAGTAAAGAAAATGGTTGATTCTTTGGAAAAATTCGAGAAAAAAACAGAAAAAGTTAATTCTAAACTCTCTAAATTTAGCAAAACAGCCTCGAAAATAGGAACGGGGATGTTAAAATATTTCGTTGCCCCTCTTGCGGGAGTCGCTTTTTATGCTGCAAAAAATGCTGATGAATTTCAAAAAATGCAAATAAAGCTTGAAGCGGTGGCTGGTTCTGCCTCAAATGCTGCGAAAGTTTTTTCCATGGTTAAGCAGATGTCCATGACCACTGGTTTATCTCCTGAAGATTTAACCTCTACAGCTACAGGGTTAATGGCTGCCGGATATGGAATGGACAAAATAAATGAAAAACTACAACAAATGTCTATGTTTGCAGTAGTTTCAGGGAAAGACGTAAATGAAATATCTGGGGCTTTTATACGCATGAGGTCTCTTGGATATGCTCAAACTCGTATTTTAGGGAAAATGGCTAAAGAAGGAATCCCTTTGATTGATTCATTCAAAAAGTTTTACAATTTAAGCGATGCTGGATGGAATAAATTAGCTGGTAAAAAAATTGACTTTAAATTGATGGAGCCTGTATTAGAGAGCATGACAAAAAAAGGAAGTGATTTTTATAATGCATATCAAAAAATGCTTCTTACTTCCGGGACTTCAATGGAGAGAATCCATAACGCGACAAGGGTGCTTTCTGCTGATTTTGGCGAAGCATTTATGAAGGTTTTCAAAGTTAATGATAAATTAAAAGATTTATCCGATAACATGGATGAGTTGGAACCGAAATTCGAGAATTGGTTGGCTGCTAATGATGGCCTTTTGAAAATGGGAGGCTATATAGTTGCAATTGGTGCTGCATTATCCGTAGCAGCGAAAGCAATTGGGGCTTGTGATCTTGCTTTGGCCGCGATAACACAAAATCCAGCAGCAATAGCAACGTTAACAGCTCTTGTTCTTGCAGCGCAAGCATACACAGCTGTAAAAAATGTTCCCTGGGCATCTATTCCTGGAGAAGCTAAAGAATATGCTCACATGGCTACTTCTGGGAGATGGAAAGAAGCTCAAGGAATGGTGAGGAACGGAATGCAAAGCGGACTTGAGGACTTGAAAATAAATAATGTTGCAAATACTATTTTGGGTGGAGGAAGCACATCACACACGCATTATATAGAGATTGGCGCTCCTAGTAGCATTGATTTGCGTGCTGATTTAGGGGATGGTAAGCAATACATTGGCAAGTCTACATTTAGCGCAAATTTAGGCGCTTCTACGGT